CATACCTATGTTTCCATAGTTGCATGAATATTAACGAATTCTTTCTAAGACACCCAATCGAATTCTTACAAACTTGAGTGAATTTATATAAATTATGTAGTAAATGGCATAATGATTTAAGAATTTTCAGTCACATCATATTGCCAATAACGCGGAACCCCAGTGAAAAAGAACAAAGTCCAATCCTCAGCCACAGCATCAAACTGCTGAAATGGGTGATTACGAATCGAACTACCATCTCCAACTTCCAAAGAAGGAGATATAACAGTATGTGAGTTACAATCCAAATTCTGCGCAGTAATGATACGTGGGGAAGAAAACCTCTTTTCCCTATAGAATGGAAGTTCAACTTCGATTGTATTATTGACAAATGTACTAGTTGCTGCTGCCCCATTTCCAGTATAAGCGCCTGCCCACCGACTCATCATTTTCTGAATGTAGTTGACAGGCGCATTCAAAGGAAACTCGTGTGAAACAAAAGCACCATTGCCAGAATTAATTGGTCCTCGTCGCATGACTAATGGAGTAACAGGAGAGTCACTACCATAATAAATGTACTTCTTCCTATATCCCCCACGATAACCTGCATAACAAGGAGCAAACCATGAGGAGAAAGCAGTAGGTCCAACTGTAATTTGACCACTAGATATGGCTTCGTCGATACCGCTGCTATCGGTTCCGGTATGATATGGCATGTCTTTATTTGTCAATTCAGTCATCCTACAAGAATTCCCATTTGCATTTACAGGCCACCAAAATCGCGTAAATGTGTATCGTTTGCACAATTCACGAATTGAACAGGGTGGATCTCCAAAGAATACGGAATAGGTGGGATCGTCTTGATCAGACTTAGACCCAATGACTGCAAGCTCAGATGGGGAAGTGGGCTTATCAGAGGCTGTCGTATCACCAGTTTCTACATTTGGACTAGAACTCTGTGATTCTAGAACTTCCTTCTCATCATATGGGAACTTCTTCACATCTGAAGGGTCGGCACGAGTGTCACCATCATTAAAAAGGTGATAATTGACAAGCAA